ATATAAAATATTAGTTGACCCGTTAGAAAAAGATAATGTTTGTGATATTATGGAAAAATGCGAGTTTGATATTAAATATGAAGAAAAAAAGTTAGAATTAGAAGCTAGAATGTTAAATTTGAAAATTAAAGAACAAAAAAGAATTATTGATGAAATTATTTTTAAATTAAGTTAATTTTTTGAGGTTTATATTATGTTTAAAGAAAGAAATATATACACTGTTGATCGAGGAGCTTCTAAAAATGTAAAATTTTATTGGGTTCTCGGTAAATTTTTACAAGCATTAGGATTTTGTATATCACTTATCCTTTGGGCAATCTCTGAATACTATATACATCATACCAATGCTAAGTTTCATGATATTGTCACTCAATACGATAATAGTAAATTATTATTGATTCCTCTTTTCATTTGGGTAACTGGTTTTATAATGGTTAAATTAGCAAAATTAGTTCATTGGTGGGATAGAGGAGGAATTAGCTAAATAACTTTAATATAACAAATATATAATTTTATGCCAATTTATACTCTAAAAAATAAATCCACTGGAGAAATTTTTGAAAAAAATCTATCAATATCTTCATATGAACAATTTTTAAATGAAAATCCTGATATTGAAAGATATTATTCTTCAGTTCCTTCTTTTGGAGATAGCATTAGGTTGGGGATTAGAAAACCAGATGCTTCTTTTGAAAAACACGTAATCGGAAGAATGAAAGAAAAATTAAAAGGACAGAATCATACGTTAGATAGTAAAAAATTTAATGTATCTAAAGAATTTTAAAATGTTTTATCTTGAAATATAACAAAAAACCCAGCAATCTTGAAATATAGGTTAGCTGGGTTTTTCTTTTTTAATTAAACAAAAAAGGGATTTATGTTAAAACCTACCAAAAGAAACAAAAAACAAAAAGTTAGTAGTCTAAATTTCGAATTACAAAATATAGTAGCGAAAACAGACAATCAACAAAAAGTTTTTGATTTATATGATGAAGGTAAAAATCTATTTTTATATGGTTCAGCTGGATGTGGTAAATCATTTTTATCCTTAGCAATAGCATTAAAAGATATGATGGATAATGGTTCTTATCAAAAAATCATTATTTTTCGTTCAGCTGTTGCTTCAAGGGATCTTGGATTTTTACCTGGAACAGAAAAAGAAAAAATCGCTGTTTATGAAGCTCCATATAAATCAATCGTTAATGAATTATTTGGTAGAGATGATGCTTATTCTATTCTTGTTGATAAAGATATAATTCAATTTGAAAGTACAAGTTTCTTAAGAGGTTTAACCTATAATAATAGTTTAATGTTTATCGATGAAATTGAAAATATGAGTTTTCAAGAATTGTCAACAATTTATACTCGCGTAGGTCAAGATACTAGAATAATTCTCGCAGGTGATATTAAACAATGTGATTTAAATCTTAAAAGGGAAATTTCTGGATTTTCTGATATTTTATCAATTTCAAAAGAAATGCCTTCATTTGGTTTTGTTGAATTTACTTTAGATGATTGTGTCAGAAGTGGATTCGCAAAAGAATTTTTAATTGCACAGGAAAAATTAGGGTTTTAATGTTTATTCATTCTCCAATCGATTTAATCGAATATCAAACTGTAAATATTGATAATAAAAGATTTTATGTCACTCCTAATGGTAAATATCCATCAATAACTACTATTATGGGTTCATTATCAAAAGAAAGTATTGATAAATGGAAAAAATCGGTTGGAGAAGAAACTGCAAATAAAATATCTAGAATTGCATGTTCTAGGGGAACAAATATGCACTTGATGTGTGAAGAATATCTCAATAATCAAAAATTAACATGTAAAATCCCAGATGCTCTTGAATTATTTTATTCCCTAAAACCAGAACTTAATAAAATAAATAATATATTAGGACAGGAAAAAGTTTTATATTCAGATAAATTAAAAGTTGCAGGAAGAGTCGATTGCATTGCTGATTATGATGGAATATCATCAATCATTGATTTTAAAACATCTAAAAAAATAAAATCTGAAGAAGATATTCAATCTTATTTTTTACAAACAACATTTTATGCTTTAGCTCTTGCTGAATTAAAAAATATTGTTGTAAAACAGGTAGTTATATTAATGGCAACTGATAATGAAAAACCGCAAATTTTTATCAAACCAATTTCTCCTTATATCAAACCATTAATTAAAGTAATTAAAAATTTTCATAAAGAGTAACTATGAAATCATATAAAAAATTAGTAGAAGAATTACAGAAAATTTCAGGACAACAAGGAAGTAATCCTGGAGGTAAATTTAAAGATTTAGATTCTGGTAAAGAATATTATATTAAACACCCAAAAGCTAAAGATCAAGATAAAACTGAAGTTCTTTCCGCTAAAATTCATGAATTAATGGGCGTAAAAACCCTAAATCCAGAATTAATAACACATAATGATAAACCATCCGTTAAAACTGAATATAATAATGAGTTAGAACCTTTAACATCTAAACATATTAATACATTAACAACAGATCACCATAAACAAATCGGTAGTATTTACGCTTCTGGCATTTTAACTAAAAATTGGGATGCGTTTGGTACTGGAATGGATTATGGTGAAGGTAATGTTATGTTAGATAAGAAAAAAGGTCATCTTGTATCAATTGATCAAGGAGGATCATTTAATCATAGAGCGCAAGGTGGTCATAAAGATTATGGATCAGATATTGATGAAAAAGATACATTTAGAGATTCATCTATGTCTGAAGGGGCTAAATTTGTTAATAAATCATTAGAACACCCTGAAGTTAAGAATCATATTGCACATACATTACAAAATTTAGATTTAAATAAAGTTCATACGGCATTTAAAGAATCTGGATTAGCAAACCACGAAGATTTACATAAAACATTTCTAGAAAGACATAAAAAACTGCTTGACCATTTCTCGAAATAGTAGTAAACTATACTTGTAGATGTGAATTTTTTGGAGATATATTATGTGGTTAGGTACTAATAAAGGGTTTTATTCTGTTGCTAAAGTTCCAGCTGAATTTTTGCATGGTGGCGGCGATAATAAACCAAATGAAGAATATACAGTAAGATCAAGAGATGACGAGTATTTAAAATCCCAATTTCCAACAAAACAGATATTTAAATATTCGTTTTCAGACTATCAATATAGAGTATTCTTGACAAAACAAGAATTACAAAATTTTATGTCATCTAAAATTGATGAGATTACATACGACAATTTTAAAAACTCAGTTACTGAACATAAACTTCATTATTTTTATATGAAAGTTTGGGAAATTGGAGTTAATATTTTGAGTAAAAATAATATATAAATACATTATCACTATTAGATTTTTTTGAACATTTTTAAAAACAAAATTAGTAGCTTTTCGCCAAAGAAAATCCTAATTTCGTAATTATAGATTATTATATCCATTGGAAGTAGTGAACCAAATGGTTATTAATCGACTAAGGAGAAAAAGAAAGATGAGTTCCTCAACGAAAGCGATGATTTTTGCATTAATGGTTTATATACCAGCAATAACTTTCGCAGATTCTAAACAAGAAACCTGTTTAGCTAAAACCGTATATTATGAATGTCGAGGTTGTAAAAATGAAAATGAAAAATTAGATATAGCTAAACTTGTCATCAATCGAACAAAACATAAAAAATTCCCAAAAACAATTTGTTCTGTTATATCCCAAAAAGATCAATTTAAATGGTTTACGAATTCGCTACCAATTAATGATAAATCTTCATGGGAAAACTCAAAACATATTGCAAGGGCTGTTATGAATAATCCTAAAATATCAAGATTATCTAACAATGTTTTATTCTTTAAATTAAAGTCCTCTAATGTAAGATTAGCTAATAATATTAAAAGAGTAAAATTTAATGATAAACGAGAACATTCGTTTTTTGAACTTATTGAGAATAGTTAATGGGTAATTTAGAAGAAATTGAAATTGAAAAATTTTCAAATATTATTTTTGAAAGAGTAGCTAAATCCAATTTAGAATATATTGATGCAGTGGTTTCTTTTTGTGAAGAAAAGGAATTAGAAATTGAATCTATCATTAATCTAATTTCCCCTTCACTAAAAATGAAAATGGAAGAAGAAGCAATTACATTAAGGTTATTAAAAAATTCTTCTATTCGCTTGACTTTTTGATTTTTTGGTAGTATAATGAATTTTTAGTGTTTTTAGGTTTAAGGTTATGAAAATGACTGGTTATAAAACTTGTTTATTATACAGAGCATTAAAATTACATTTTACTACCTCTGATTATGATTTTTTCCTGTATAACGGGAAAGTGAGAAAATACTCAACTAACGATTTTAATAAAAATAAACATAAATTTGTTTATGATAAAATCGGAACTAAGTATTCTGAT